GTTATCCGTGCTGCAGCTCAGGCTGATGGTGCGTATACAAACGCTGGTGCTACCTTCACAAAGGTGGAACTAACTACCAAGAAAATCCGTCTAGACTGGGAAGTATCTACAGAAGGTCTAGAAGACAATATTGAAGGTGCTGCTCTTGAGGATCACCTAGTTCGTCTAATGACTAACGCTTTTGCGAATGACATCGAAGACCTAGCCATTAATGGTGACGGTACAACTGGTGCGTTCCTTTCGATCATGCAAGGATTCATTCACAAGGTAAAGACAACTGGAGATGCACACGAGTCACTGGTAACAGTAACTGACAATGCATGGACTACAGACGTAATGCAGGACATTATCACTGCAATGCCACGTAAGTACCGTGCACTAAAGAACAACCTAAAGTTCTACGCAGGTACTGATGCATTCCAGGGAATCGTCAAGAACAATGGTACTCTTGCTGATGCAATTGCTGAGGCATTTGTTGACAAGGGTCCAGGAACTGAGCGTAACCGTCAGGCATACCTTGATGGTGCAGCACAGACATTCGGTGGTGCTCGCACTACCCGTGTTCTAGGTGTTGAAGTTCAGGAAGTTCCTTACTACCCAGCTGGTTATGTTGACCTAACATTCCCTGCTAACCGTGTATGGGGTTTCCAGAGAGACATCACTGTAAACCGTGAGTACAAGCCAAAGAAGGACACAATCGAATACACCGTATTCGTTCGTTTCGGCCTTCAGTGGGAAGAGCTAGACGCAGTTGCATTTGCGGATGCAGCAGCTGAGAGCTAAACCGTACTGACTATAACTTTGGGGAGTAGGAGAAATACCTACTCCCCTTTGTCATATTCTGATATAATTGTAAACGGAGGTTTATCATGAATGAAAAAACTGATAAAGATTTAGATTTTATTAGCCTAAAGCCATTAGAAGTGCTTTATGAAGAGGCCGTGCAAGAGCTTTCAGAAAAAGAAACAAAAGAAAATACAATACCAAAAATAGAAGTAAACCTAAAAAATAATGACACTGTAGCGTTATTTGCAGAAGGAAACATTTCACAAGCTAAGTGGGGAGAGCTAAGCAAGGGGTATAATATTGTTAGTAAGGAGACTGCCAATTTTTGGCTAGCTCATAGGACTGTTCGCTTAGCGACTCCAGAAGAGGTAGCAAAACACTACGGCGTTAAATAATGAATATTTTAAGGTTACCCCCATATACTGATTCTTTTGCGGAATATGAAGTTCCAGAAGAAGACACCTACACCATTTACGTTAGAAGCCACGACATGGATGAACTTTTGGCTTCCTTTACTTACACAGTTTCCTATGGAGAAGATACCGTTATCATTCCATGGGTAATTACAGAACTAGACGAGGATGACAACGAAGTCATTCTTGTTGATTTTAGCAAGTATGATGAGTATTACCACTTAGAGATTCAGGACAGCAATGACGAAATTATTGTTGAAGATACCTTGACAGTAGAAAGACCATACGTAGATCCAAGCTCTATTACTTCAGCAGGATACACTCTGGCACAAGCAACTAAAGATGAAATGATTGCCAGGGCAATTATTGATTCTGCAACTGATGGTTTTTACTTCAAATCAAACTGGATGGAAACAACTGGAGAGGGTACTGACTACGTGCCACTCTGGGAAAAAACTTATAAGATTTTAGAAGCATACGAAAACGATGAGCTTGTTTATGACTCTTCGTTAGAGACACCAGCTTTGGGAGACTGGAATTATCTCATTACAAAAGACAAGAGTGCAATAACTAAGGCACCTGTAAATTATGCTGGAGAATATAACAGATCAGAAAGTAACCCAAACCCAACTTTTATTGGAGTTTCTGATTCAATTGGAATTTTTGAAACAGATGACAGTGCAAACACATTTACCTTTAGGCCAGGAGTAAGTTTCCCATCAAGGTTTGACTATAGGTTCCAGCTTGAGCAGGGATACAAGATTATCCCATCAGACATTAAAGAGGCCACCTTAATGCTTATTGACGATCTTAAATGTGGAAAGCTAGACTACTACAAGAGATATATCACTAGCTATTCTACTGATCAGTTTAGGATTCAGATGGATAAGTCTGTAATCGACGGAACAGGAAATATCCTTGTAGACAAGATTCTAAACAAGTATGTGAACAATGTTAAAAAGATGAGGATGTTGTAATGTCATGCGAAACTATAGACTTTCTTTATCCATTTTTTGCTGATGTCTATTATCCAACTGTAACTCAAACTACTTCTGGCAAAATCAAAAAAGAATGGACCTTAGATAAAACTATAGTATGTAATGCAGCTAGTGTTGGTGGTGCAGGTACAGAAGAAATAAAGCCAGAAGTATTTGTACAGTATGAGGGAAAGCTAATTGCTAGATCAAAGTCAGATATTAGAATTATGGCAGATGGAACAAGCCAGTCTGCAACTAACATTTTAATTACAAACATTCAAAATTGTTCAGGAGAGGTTGTTTATAAAGAAACCTCTGGTCCAAGGACTGGCGAGGGAACCGTTTATGAGCTTGCAACTATTGAGCCATTTATTGGTCCTTTTGGAACAATCGAATATTACAAAATGCTTTGGAGAAAAACAGGAAGCCAGGTTATTATAGAGGAGCCATTGACTTCATGATAACTATTAACTTTAAAACTGATGACCTTATTAAAAAATTATCTAATAGCGTTAAGTATTCTAATGGCTTTTTAAGTGGCATTGAAAAAGGAAAAAGCTTATTCCTTAAAAATCTTGGTAATGGAACAATTGTTGCATTAAACCAATATATCGATGCAATGGCCAGATCAGACAGACAAGCATTGCACCATGTATATGAATGGTACCAGGAAGGCTCTCCTGCAGCTAGGCTGTTTGATTTTGATTATAGAGTGTCAAAGGGTGGTCTATCTTTAGATGGAACATTTAGGCAGTCTAACACTGCATCAAGAGATGCTTCAAAACCATTTTATGACAAAGCAAGAATTATGGAGCTTGGTATCCCAGTAACAATTACTCCATCTGGATCTAGCTCTTTAAGATTTAACGTGGGTGGAAAAGAGGTTTTTACTAAAAACTCTGTCAGAGTTAATAATCCTGGTGGAGACGAGGTTCAAGGATCTTTTGAAAGAGTGTTTGATTCTTTTATGACAAATTACTTCAAGCAGTCTTTTTTAAAGGCTTCTGGCTTGTACGATTATTTAAAAAATCCTAAGATTTATAAAAATAATTTTGCAGAAGGAGTTAGAGGCGGAGAAGCCGTTGGTATTAAAACAGGGTATAATTGGATTACCAATACAACCGTAGGAGTTGAAGATGTCTAAGTCAGTATCTAATTTACCAGATCCAGCTTACTGGTTAAGGCAGTTTATCTTTAATGAACTAAAGAAATATCCTTCTGACGAAGTTGCTGTTGTTTCTAATCAGACCTTTGTGCCAATCAGTCCATCTTTGAGTCAGGCAGCTGAGGCAGACTTCTATGAATCTTTAGTTCAAAGTACTGGTCTTGAGCAGCCCCTTTGGATTCAGTATGACAAGCTAATGCGTTTTAGAACAAATCCTTTTTACAGGATTAAAAAAGAACAATTAATTTTAACAATAAATCACCCAGATATTGATATTGCAGATAACGTAACAACAATCATTGAGCAATTACTGGACAGAGAAGATGCAGCAGCCCAAGACCTTAATAAGTGGGCATCTGAAAATTTTGGCTTTGATATCGAAAAGCCACATAACGTATTTTTTCATAAAATCAGGGTATTTAAAGCAGATGAATCAAGAGATCTAGTAGAGCTAAATAGCGTCAATCTAGCGTTTGCCAGAACTAGACTAATCATTGAGTTTGACTACCATGCTTCAGACAGGGTTTATTACGCAAATACTGCTAACCCAGAATACGACCAAGAATACAAGTAGTATAAAAAGACTGATATACTTAGTCTTGAGGAAACACGCCAACACAATTTAACAATGATTCCTATCTAGAAAAAGAGGTGAAATATATGGCATACACACGTGGTAACTCTAATAACATCATCGTAGGTGCAGCTTCGTTCTTCGTTGCAGACACCGTCGTTGATGCGAGCACCCTACCAGCTTTCGTGTCATCAGAATCTTACCGTGAGACTCTATCAGAGGCTCCGTATACTGCTGATTACACAAACGTTGGATACACCATGAATGGTTTGGAGCTTAGCTTCGCACCAGATTTTGGTGAAGTACAGGTTGACCAGCTCCTTGACGTAGCAAAGCTATACAAGCAGGGCATGCAGGTAAACCTAAATACAGCTTTTGCTGAGGCAACCCTTGAAAACCTACTTATCGCATTGGCATACAATAACGATAAGCTATCAGGTAACAAGTCACAGTCTGCAGGAAGAACCCTAGACCTAAGTTCAGGTTCTCTTGGAGAATGTCCAGTAGAGCGTGGTATTATTGCAGTTGGTGCAGGTACAGGTGACTGTGCAGTTGGAGAGACAGTAGAGCGTATTTACGCAGCTTACCGTGCTCTTTCAATTGAGAACGTAACCGTATCCGCAAAGCGTGACGAGGCTTCAATGTTTGAAGTTTCTTTCCGCTTGCTACCAGATGACTCAGATGCTTCCTACGGAAAGATCATCGACCGTACATTTGTTCCAGCTACCTAATAACTAAACACAAAGGCCTAGCCCATCTCTTCGGAGGTGGGCTTTGCTTTTATGGTAAACTTATATAATGCCTACAGAAATCTACAGACTAGACTACGTCTATACTATGGACATGATGGAGATAGAGCTTTCGCCGCTAAAGATTAAATATCTTAAAGAGCTAATGAGTCGTTTTGAAACTATTAAAATTAGTGAAACTGACGAGCAAGCTATTTCAGTTATGGTTGAGTGCGTCAGAATAGCTATGCAGCAATACTATCCAGAGTTTTCTAATAGCGTTGATGATGTTGAGGATAACTTTGATTTAGTGGCAATTTATAAGATATTGGATGCCGCCGCAGGTATTAAGATTAATGACGAAGAGCCAGTTTTAGAACAGGCCAAAGAAGAGCAGTCAGATTCAACTTGGGACAACTTTGACTTGGCAAAGCTAGAAACTGAAGTGTTTTTGTTGGGAATTTGGAAAAATTATGATGAGCTAGAAAAATCTATATCTATTCCAGAATTAACAGCAATACTAAATTCTAGAAGAGAGTTAAACTTTGAAGAACGAAAGTTTTTAGCTGCTCTTCAGGGTGTAGACCTTGATGGACAGCAACAAGAAGATCCACAGAAAAAGTGGGAAGATATGAAAGCCAGGGTATTTAGTGGTGGTGCAACTAGTGACTCTAATGACATTATTGCATTACAGGGTATAAACGCTCAAAAAGCTGGCTTTGGTATTGGCATGGGCCTAAGCTATGAAGTCGTAAAAGGCTAAGTAGCTATGGTATAATTAAATAACCATATGGAAGGACACTAAATGGCAACCACAATTTATACAGAGCAAACTTTAACTTTGATCGATGGCACTGAGATTACCGTACGTCCACTAAAAATCTCTCTTCTTAAGCCATTCATGAAGAAGTTTGAGGGGGTAGCAGAGGTAGCTGAGGACAACGAAAAGTCAGTTAACCTTCTTCTAGAGTGTGTGCAAATTGCTATGAAGCAGTACAAGCCAGAACTTGCTGGAGATGTAAAGGCTCTTGAAGAGCTTCTAGATCTTCCAACAGTCTACAAGATTGTTGAAGCAGCATCTGGAGTAAAGCTTGATAGCGTAGCAAACGTTTTAGATAACTAACAAAATACAAGCGAGGTGACCCCTGAATGGCAGATGTAAATGCCAATATTGGCGTAGGAATAGATACGTCAGATGCATTGTCGCAGCTCAAAGCCCTTCAGCGTCAGATCTCGCAGTTTCACAGTTCTATAGCAAAAAGCAGTGAGGCAGCAGCCTTAGCACAACGCAACCTGCAGAAAAACTTTGTCAATAGCATTAACTCTATTGGAGCTTTCTCTGCAGAGTTGCGTACTGTTAGAACTTCCGCAGAAACCTTTACAAACTCTCTTGAGAAAAACAAATTCTCAATGCGAGAGTATTTCAGATACTCTGCTGGTGCCACAAAAACATTTGGCAAAAACTTTGCAGCAGAGTTTAATACAATTGAAAAGGTTGCTGTTGAGAGAGTAAAGACTCTTCAGACGCAATACGTCAAGCTTGGTCGTGATGCACAAGGTGCAATGCAAGCAATTGCAATCAGGCCTCAAGTCCTTGACATGAAAGATCTTGGCACACAAACAGCTATTGCTGCTCAAAAGCAAGCATTGTTTAATCAGCTTGTTAAGCAGGGATCTACAAATCTTCTAAACTTTGGTAAGAACACCCAGTGGGCTGGTCGTCAGCTTATGGTTGGTTTTACTCTGCCACTAGTCACACTTGGAACAGTTGCAGCAAAAACTTTCATGGAGATGGAAGCTCAAGTAATTAAGTTTAAAAAGGTATATGGAGATTTATTTACCCCAGATGCTGAAAGGGCAAAAGCTCTTGAAGAAATTCAGGCATTGGCTTCTGGATTTACCCAATATGGAATTGCAGCTGCTGACACTGTAGGAATTGCAGCTGAAGCTGCTGCAGCTGGTTTTTCTGGGGTAGACCTACAAAGACAGACTGAGCAATCTTTACGACTATCCGTACTTGGTCAAATTGATTACCAGAAGTCACTAGAGACAACAATATCTTTACAGAACTCTTTTAGACTTTCTTCAGCAGATCTAGCTCAGTCTATTGATTTCCTTAACGCCGTTGAAAACCAAACAGTAGTTTCTCTTGACGACATCACAACAGCTATTCCAAAGGTTGCACCAGTTATTCAGTCTCTTGGTGGTGACGTAAAAGATCTAGCCTTCTTCATGGCTGCAATGAAGGAAGGTGGAATTAATGCCTCAGAAGGTGCTAACGCCCTAAAGTCTGGTCTTGCATCATTGATTAACCCAAGTGAAAAGTCTGCAGCTTTCTTAGCAAGTCTTGGAATTAACCTTAGAGGAATTGTTGAAGCTAATCCAAATGACGTTAAGGGTGTAGTTATTGGTTTTGCTCAAGCACTTGATAAGCTAGAGCCAACAAAACGAGCTCAAGCAATTGAGCAACTATTTGGTAAGTTCCAGTTTGCACGTCTATCTACTTTGTTTGATAACGTAATTAGAGATGGAACTCAGGCTTCTCGTGTTCTAGATCTTGCAGGAGCTTCTATTGGTGAGCTAGCAAGTATGTCTGAAAAAGAACTTGGAGTGACTGCAGAGTCTGCAATGAACAAGTTCCTCAAGACTGTTGAAGATTTAAAAATAGCTTTAGCCCCAATTGGTGAGGTTTTCCTTGAAGTTGTTACACCGTTTGTAGAAATCATATCAGACATTCTAGAAAGGTTTAACGCACTGCCTGAAGGAATTAAAAAAGCAGTAGCTGCTACTGTTGCAATTGTTGGTGGTTTGGGTCCAGTTATCCTAATGACTTTTGGTCTTCTTGCTAACGGTATTGCAAACTCAATTAAATTTATTGCAATGCTACGAAATGGCTACCTTGGAATAACTGGTCAGACTAAGGTTCTTGGTGAGTCAACCCAGTATATGACAATGGAGCAGCTAGAAGCATCAGCTGCTGCAGCATCTCTTAACCAGTCTCACTCAAACCTCATCCAAACATTTAATGTTGAAGCAGGTGCTGTTAATCAGCTAAAGATTGCATACGAGCAAGCCATGGCAGCTGGTATGAAGTTTGCAGCAATGAATCCAAACATGATGAAACCAGGATTTAAGCCAGGAGCCAAGTTTGCTTCTGGTGGAACAGTTGGCGGATCTGGAAACAAAGATACTGTTGCTGCAATGCTCACACCTGGTGAATTCGTAGTTAAGAAATCAGTAGCACAAAAGATGCTTCCTTTCTTAGAAGCACTTAATGCTGGAAAGCTTCCTGGTTTTAATCAGGGTGGTCAAGTTGGAAAGTCAGGCACATCAGTAAAAGCTGATTTTGCTCACGTTACAGATAGAATGACAGTGACAATTGATGAACTTGTTTCTGCACTAACTAGTGGTACAGGAAAAATTTCACAAGCCATGCTGTCTACAGTTAAAGATCTTCGTGACACATTTGGTCCAGACCTAAAAGCACACATTTATTCTGGACTAGGATTCTCTCAAGATTCTAAGTTAAATATTGGAATGAGAGATGGTGGTGCCGTTTCAGCATCAGATTTCTTGGCAGACTTTGAATCAAGAGGTGCTGACAAGTGGGCAAAGAGTGTGAAGCTTGGTGGTGCCAAGATGAGCGAGGTTGCAGAAGAACTTGCACTTTATGATGCTGAAATTGCAAAGGGAGTTTCTGCTCTTGTTAGTCAAAACAAAAATGCTACCATAACTTCTGAGCAGTTTGCATTACTTGAAAAAGAAGTTCGTCAGTCAATTCCAGCTACATCTAAATTACGAGCAGCACTTGATGCAGCAGAAAAAGGACTTTACCAGTTTAGAGTAAACCCAACAGCTGATGATGCAAAGGCTGCAGGATTACAGCCATACCAGGTTCCAAGTTCAGCAGATCCAACAAGAATGTCGCAAAAGAGTCGTGTAAGAACTTCTCAGGGCAGGGAGCTACGCCTTGGAGGAAACAAGTTTGAAAGAGCACAGCCTTTAGCAGGCGTTCAGCTTGCACAGTTTAATGATGGCCTACAAGAATCGGCACAGACAAACTCTGAATCAAAAAGAACAAAGGCAATTGCAAAAGACACTGTTGATGGATATGCAAATGAATTAAAACGTGGAAAACCAAAAGTTGAAGAAGCAGCAAAGGAAACTGTTACAGCTGTTACTCAAGCAGGAAGGCCAAGGCGAGCCAATACTGGCGGAGAAAATCTAATTTATGACGCAAAGGCAAGCAACTATAAGCCTGCGTCTAAGATGGCTGCTCAAGAAGCTTCTAGGCAAGTTGGGCTTCAGAGGGCATTTACTGCTCAGCTTGGATCTACCATTGCCAAAGTAGGAGAGTTCTCAAATACTGCACAAAAAGCCAGCTTTGCTATTTCTGGTGTGGCTGGTGTTATGTCAATGTTTGGCGGAACAGTTGGAGAAATTGCTGGCATTCTTTTCCAGGTAAGCTTGGCTTTCTCTGCTCTTACCACAGTGACATCAGCACTTACTTCAGCTAAGCTTGTCGAAAAAGCAAGTGCTATTGGTGGAAATCTTTTTGCTATGACAAAGCGTGGCGGCGGTGCAGGCCTAGCAAAGGGTGCTGGACTAATGGCAAATATTGGTGGTGCAGTAACTAGTGTTATTGGTCCACTAGGAAAACTTGGAAGCTTCTTACTAAGAGCAGTGCCATTTATTGGTGGAGCACTTCTAGCATTTGAAGCATTTAAGTTTGTTGGAAGTATTATAGAAGAGCAAAAGAAAAAGATTACTGGTCTTGGAGATACTGCATTCTTAGCAGCTGAAAAGATGAAGAAGGCAGGAGAACTTCTTGGCTTTACCCCAACAGGTGGAGTTAACCTTTCTGCTGGTATTACTCAGGTAAAGGGTGTTGAGGGTTCTCAGCTATCAAAGGCACAAGAGATACAGCAAAGCGAAAACTTTACTACTGATTTTGCTGATCAGATTAATGCAATAAAGGGTGCAACACTTGCAGAAGCAGAGTCTGCTCTTAACTCAATGATTATTCAGTTGATTGCTTCAGGATCTAGTCCAGATGCAGCTGCAGCACTTGCTACTGCTATTGCAACTGAAGCAGGTAAGACTGATGTAAATCTATCTTTTGGTGTTAAGTTTGACCCAACTGATGCTGCATCTCTACAGAGCATTGCAACTACAGCAAAGGCTAATGCTTCTGCATACAACCAAGCATTTGAAGCAGCATATGTTCCTCCTCAAACAATAGAGACTTATAGAGGAACTATGACTCAGGCAGCAATCCTGCCAGAAAAGCTTAAGCAACAAGCTGCAACTTTGGGTGGAGAAGTAAGTACCGCAATTACTGCCTTGAAGGCTGGACTTGATCAGGGAACCCTCTCTGCAACAAAATTCCAATCTGAGATTTCTATAATTACTGGAAACCTTAGAAGTTTAGATCCAGCAGCACTTGGCCTAGTGCTTCCTACAATTGCTAAAAACCTTGGAGTAGAAGAGCAGCTTAAGGGGCTAACTGATTTAGAGTCTCAGCTAGTTGTTATTGAAGCACTGCTTAGTGGCGTTGAGGTGCCTCAAGAAACAATTGACAGAATGACACAGCTATCTAAGAGCACTAATCCAAAAGATCAGGAAGAGCTTCTTAGAATTAAAGAAGACATGGTCAAGGCTACCAATGCAGAAGTTCAAGCAGCAGAAGCAGCAGCTGAAGCAAAACAAGAAGAGCTTCAGGTTGAAATTGAGGCAGCAGAATATAGAGAGGGGCTTGATGATCTTGATGCAAGAATCCAAGCACTTCAAAATGAAGCTACAGCCTATAACATATTAACTCAAAATGGATTTAGTGCAGCTGAGGCTACCGCTGCAGTGGCAGATGCTAACTTTGCAGCAGCCCTAGCAGCAGCAGCTAACTCAGCCGAACAGACCGTGTTAATGGATAGATATAGGGAAATGATGGCCTTAGCTGCCGCATCCCCTGTAGCACGCTCTGGAGGCGGCGGAGCAGGCAAAAAGAGCGACTACCAAGAAGCAGTTGAGGGCCTGCAGAAGCAAAGAGACGAAATTAGGAATAACATAGGTGCATTCAATAAGCTACGTGCAGCTGGTATGGGTGTCAAGGAAGCTTTTGATGCAGCTAGCGATCCACAAATTGCAGCAGCTATAGCTAAAACAAGACCAGGTACAGCTCAGTGGGAAAAGCTTATTAGCCTTATTAAGCAAACAAATGCTGAAGCAAAGAAGCTAGAGGCATTAGAGTTATCAATTAAAGTACAAACAGACTTTGATGGATTCCTTGACGACATAATTAGTAAGGCAAATGAGTACTTCGATATTCTTGAAAGAAACATTGAAAGAAACTATCGTGACAGGATTAAGAAAGAACAAGATGCAATTGAAGCAGCTGAAAAAGAAATTTCAGATTTGCAAGAAGACGTTGCTAAAAAAGAAAGAACTATTGAGCTTACTTATGATAGACCAATTGCTGATCTACAGGAAGAAGCTAGCGACCTTTCTAACGACCTTGCAATTATTGATCAAAAGTCTAAGGCAATTACTGAAAAGTATGACGCTCAAGCAAAGGCTCTAGAAGATGTTAAAAAGATTAATCAGGATATCATTAATCAGCAGAAGTCTCAAATTAGCCTTGCTGATGCATTAAGCCAGGGAGATATCTCAGCAGCAGCTGGACTAATGCAAGACATGAGAGCTCAATCAGCTGCAGCAGCTACTGGCTCAATTGGTGGTGCACTAGACGCTGCTCGTCAATCAGAGTTGGCTGGACTAACTGGGGCATCTGGATTAAACAGAGAACAAATCGAACAAAGACAGTTTGCAATTACTCAGCAGATTTATAACCTTGAAGAGCAAAAAGAAGTAAAGCTTCGTGAAATTCGTGATCTACAGGATAGAATTTACACAATTGAAACTGGAACTCTCAAGGCTGCTCAAGATAGACTTGCTGTTTTGGAACAGCAGAAGCAGACACAGCTTGATGCAATTGACCTTCAGAGACAAGCCTTTGAAGATGCAAGGCTAGCCCAAGACCTTTCAAATATTGCTGCAGGAAAGTACAAAGATGTTCTCGACGTAGCTAAGCTACTTGTTGGAGATATTGTGAAAAACTGGACAGAGATTAAAGATAAAACTGTTAAGTTGTTCATACAAGAGGTCGTTCTTCCTGCTAGTGGCGGTGGTGGCGGCGGTGGTGGTGGAACAAGCTCTAAGTCTACCACTACAACAACTGATTCAAAGAAGTCAACAACTCCTACAAACAAATATGCTGGTATGAGTGCTGACGCAGCAGAGAGATGGATTGCAAGCGATAAAAAGAAGGTAGCCGCTACAGAGGTCAGAAGAGACAACGCTACAGCGTCAAGGCTTCAGAAGAAGAAGTATGGTGGAGTTATTAAGAGGATGGCTTATGGTGGTGTAGTTGGCGGTACAGGAATGGGAGACGTAGTTCCAGCTATGCTAACCCCAGGAGAGTTTGTGGTTAACAAAGCTTCTACAAAAGAATTTATGCCAATGCTTAAAGCAATGAACGAAAGCAAATTCCCTGGAATGATTAGGGACATGATGATGCGTCCTGGTGATTCTTTTGAGCTCAAGCCAACGTTTAGAAATAATTTAAAGATTTCAGTGCCATCAGCTTCTAGACCAAATTGGAAAAATTTGACTGCTCCATCTAGGATGCCTAGGCCTACTATGCCAAAAGGCTATGACTTGGGAGCACCAGAAAATCCATCAATTGTTAACTCAGACAACTCTAGCACAGTGTATAATTATAGTTTAAGTGTAAATGTTAAGGGTGGATCAGACGCAAACCCTGACACTATCGCAGACACTGTAATTAGGAAAATTAAGCAAATGGATTCTCAGCGACTCAGGGGTAAGGTGATTAATTAATGGCTACCCAGCAATATATGAATAATAGAAAACGTTATTCCAGACCACAAGCAGTATTGTTTGCTGATAATGCACCAGTATTTCTTAATGGCGTTGCCAGACCACCTGGATTTGAGTTAAGCTCAGAGTATGGAGCAACTGACATATCAGAAAATTCGTTTATTATTTTATCAGATCATAATCGTGCACCAATAAACATATCGTCTAATAGATTTGAAAATAGACAGAGAATGGTTAATGCCCAGATGAGGTCTTTTTATGTTAGTGAAAAAAGAACAATTGAGCTAAGCTGGGATAGACTGCCATCTAGAGCTTACGCTACAAACCCAGACTTTTCTCAATCAACTGGTATATCTGATTTAACAAAAACTACTGACGAGTATACTGCTGATGGTGGAGCTGGTGGAGCAGAAATTTTAGCTTGGTATCAAACACATAGAGTTCCGTTTTGGGTATATTTGTCGTATGATAATTTTGCAAGTTCTGGATATGAAGACGCAGATTATGGAAAATTAGCCAACTATACAGACTTTTATTTTATGTACATTACTTCTTTTAATTACTCAATAGAAAAAAGAGGTGCTGACAATTTTGACATGTGGAATGTCAGCATTACTTTAGAGGAGGTATAGTGTTTGAGAATGAAGAGCTAAAAGACTACCTCTTAACATCACAAACTGTAAGTTCAAAAAGCGTTGTGATTGCTGAATGGAATATGAATATTCCTGGAAATATTCAAAAACTTGGAAATTACAGATATCGCAAAGATGGAACTTTGTACAATGTATTGCCCAATTACTTTGAGTTAGTAGATACAGCAAATACATATACTGGTGCAACTGATGCAGACGTAACAATTGATTCTGGGTTTGTTAATGAAGATGACGAGCCTATCGTTTTTAAATATCCAAAACAAAAAGAAGGGCTATATTATTCTTTAGAAGAATGCATTAAGCCGTTTAGGCCAAGGTCTGGAATCAATAAGTTATCTTATTTTAATAATCGGTATTTGCCAAACTCAGACTCAAACATGTTTTTGCGTCCAAGATATTACATGTCTACTAGAGATGACGAGTTTAAGTATTGGAGATCATATAGAACTGAGAGTGCAAATGGTGTTACTCAAGAATATGGAATTTCTAAAAATAGCACTACTGGCGTTTATCCAATTGATGACGCTGTTCCTTTTGTAGTTTATAAAGAGGCAGTTCCAACTAATAGGATTATTATAAAGCTGCAGACTAACGTGGGAAACATAGACCTTGGTCCATTTAGAGGTCCAAATGGTACAGCATTCCCAGACCCGTTTTTTGGAGCATCTAACAAAACAACACCAGTTAACTTTAAGGTTCAGTATTTAGATCCAAATAATCAATGGCTTGATGCAGCAAGCTTTACTTCTTTGTCGCTAAGAGATGATGGAGAAAGCCCAATATTTGACGTTGATGGATATTTATCTCTAGAGTATGGATTAGAAAATCCATATCAGTTTGGAGAAGATTTTAGGTATCTTGGTCAGCTTGCTAGCACACTGCAATTACCATCAATTAATCAGTCTCTTGGAGACGGTTATCTAATTACTTCAAGTGATGATGATAAGGGAGATTTATACATTTGGGACGGAAATGACTGGTTTATAGTTGTGCCAAAATACTCTTGGGGTCTAGGTAGCAATTTGACTGCAGATGGAGATAGGTTTGTTACTAAGCTAGTTGATCCTTCTTACTACACAGAAAATGATAATGGATCTACTACCTTTAGGGAATTTATAATGTTAAAGGGAATTAGGCTAATTGTAGAAACAATGAACACGCCAAATACGCCACTAGAGCTTATTGAATTTTCTTCAAGATTAGTTGTTAACATGTCAGATATAACTGCTGAGTTTAGACTAACAAAAACCTTATCTGATTTATCTGGTGCTGGCTTGCCTGTAGGACAAATACTTGCATCTACTGGTAGCATCGACATTTTTGACTATGATGAAGCCTTTAATGAATTTAATGTGTGGACAGGCGGAAGACTTGGCAGTATCATTTCAAAATACTTAAATAAAAATATTAAGTTTTCTTTTTATGAGTTAATTGAAAACGTAAACGACACAAGTTATTATGTTCCTTTAAAAAGCTTATACTCTGAGGGTATTCCACAAAACTCAAGCGACCCTGGAAAAATATCTATTAGCCTTAGAGACTTATTCTTTCATTTTGAATCACTAGAATCACCACATGTTCTTTTGACAGAGGTTTCTCTTAGCCAAGCTGTATGTCTTTTGCTTGACTCTATTGGGTTTAGTAATTACGCAATTAGAAGATTGCCAAATGAAAAAGATCCAGTTATTCCATATTTCTTTATTGCACCAAACCAAAGCGTTGCAGAGGTTCTTGCTGATTTAGCAGTAGCAACACAATCAGCCATGTTCTTTGACGAGTACAATAACTTTATAGTTATGACTAAAGGCTATATGCTAGACGAAGGCGTTAGGCCAGTAAACATGGTTTTAAGAGGACAAGAGCAAAACGATGTTGGAGATTTTTCTGGGGACCCAGGAGAGCTTTCAAATATTATTGCTATTTCTTCAGCAGACAAAAAAGTTTTTAATGCTGGAACAATTGATTATACAACAAGGTCAATTCAAAGAAGCTATGGATCGCTTCAGCAATCGCTGCATGTTGATAAAACTTGGATATATAAGCCATCACTTTTGTGGGAAGTTTCTGGTACAGAAAAAACTACAACTGCCAATGCACAAAAACAAGAAAAGTTTGCACTAGGGGCTATGCCACTTAATTCAAACCTAAGCAGCTCAGTTCCATCAGTTTCAAATCACGAAATAATTAATAATATTTTTGATGTTGGGGAAAACGCATATTGGATTACTAGGTTTAAGGGATACCTTTATGCTGGTGGAGAAATTATTAAGTATGATGCTGTAGAGTATTCTATAACTGGGACTGGAAACGTATTCCTGTCAGACAATCTTGAATACCAAAGATACTTTTCTAATCTTCCTTTCAATGGAAAAATATACCCTACAGGCAGAATAAGAATTTATGCAGAGCCATTTTACGAAACTAAAGATGGAATAACAAAGTTAAAAAATGGAGAAGTTGTTAGTCACGGACGTGGGCAGTTTGGGACACCAGTTACTGAGCATAAGGCTTCAATTGATACATACTGGACAAGCATTGATAATGTTCAGGGATGTAATATGAAATCTCAATTCTTGTACAATATTGATCCACTAATTACTGGTCCAGCTACAACTGCTGGTGCTGCTGGACTAAATAAAACTAAGGCAGAAAAGTCTCAAAGAAATGGAATTATTAAAAACTTTTTGTCTAGTAATTACGCAACAGAAACAGATGTCTCTAACTTAAAGTCAACAAGCTCTGGAACTATTCAATCATCTGCATTAGTTTTTACTGGACCAACCTTTAATAGCGATGAAAAGCCACAAGACTTTTTGTCTTATGTGTATAAGCCAATTGACAAAGCGTACAAGCATTTTGGAACTAGGCTTCGTATTATAGGAAAAATTGAAGCAAACGGAGAAAACAAGCAGTCTCCTGTTGGTGGCATGAACTACTTTACTCTTGAAAACGAAGACCCAACAAAAACCATAACCCTTGGTGGTGGATCTGGTGGTATTTCGCTAGTTGATCCAACAACAAATAATGGATACTATTTTGAAATTGCAGCATTAACTGCTGGCAACATAGAGCAATATCTTAAAAAGGATAAAGACGGTAATCCAACAGTAGGAATACAGAATTTGATATTTTATAAAATACAAAAAGATGCATCATCTAGTGACGCTATTCCAGTTAAACTTTGGGGTGGGATTGGAAACATCACTGTTGATGATGGAAACTTTACTGGACAATACAGATTTACTGGTGAAGAAAATCCAACTGTTTATGATGTAGCAATTGAGTATATTGATGTAAACGAAGGTACTAGGGTTTTTTACTTATATATTAACCAAAGACTTGTAAAAACAATAACTGATACATCACCATTAACATTTTCTTCCCCATCTATAGGATTGTTTGTTCGTGGCACCTCAAAGCTAATGTTTGAAAACGTTTATGCATTAGGAAAAAATTATGCACAAAATACAGTGTTTGATACAAACGTCCCTATTGCTGCAGTATTTGGTGATGACAACAATCAAATAAATGCCCTAGAAGCTCTTCAAAAATACTCCATATCTGGAGTTGTTCAAAGCACATACCTAAGCGGTATATCTCCTAGTGGCACACCAGCCTACCAACTTTATTATGAAGAGTTTGGAGAAATCATGAGAGAGTGTGCGTACTTTAATATTAAATATGATCGCTCCTACCCTGCACTATATGCACAGATTGCTCCAACATTTAATAGGCTAAGAGGCTACACCGTTTCTGGATTTACTGCAGATTCTTATGGAGCAGAGTTTTTGGTATTTAATAATACTGACACCATTCTTAATCTTGACGAAACAACTGGAAACTATTTAAGAATTCAGGGGGTAACGTTTACTCAAGATACAACTAACACAATTACAGTTGATGACTACTTAAAGAGAAGAGGAAACCTTTCTGATCCAGAACTAAAGGGTAGCACATTGGTTCAGTCCCCACTGGTTGTTTTAGAGCAATACGATAAGATTAAAAATAGTAGATTGTTGTATGGCAAGAATGACTTCTCTTTACAGAGTGATTATATTCAAGATCAAGACTCTGCTGAAGAGTTGCTTCAGTGGATTATTAATAAAAACTTAAGACCAAGAAAATCAGTTGGTATGCAAATTTTCCCAATCCCAACAATGCAGCTTGGAGATATTGTGAATGTAAACTACGTTCCAAGAACAATTCAAGCAATTGCTACACCAGACACAAGGTTTGTTGTGTATAATATTGAGTATACAAGAAATAGCCAGGGTCCGTCTATGACCGTGCATGTGAGTGAGGTATAGAAATGGCACGAGCAGGAATAGGCCCAATAGTTGCAGATAGAGTGTCTCCACCTCCCAAGACACCCCCTCCAATGTTTTCCCCACCCCCTCCGCCACCACCAAGGTTTTCGGTTCCTCCGCCTCCGCCACCCATGTTTAATCCGCCACCGCCACCTCCACCAAGGTTTTCAATTCCACCTCCAGCAGCTAGAGAGCAGGCTTCTAGTAAAGCAGCTTTTGAAGCTTCTGGTATGAGTCTTACTCAGTATATGAGGACGCTAGATAATCAAGCTGGGCCACCCCCACCACCTCCAATGTTTACGCCACCTCCAATGTTTACGCCACCTCCAATGTTTACGGCTAAGCTAACAACATTGCCACAAATATCGGATCCTGTAGTAGAGCAAGACCCAGTTGTGGAAGAAGAAGGGACTGCGGCTGTTGTAGTAAATCCAGAACCATCTTACCCAACACCACCACCTCCTCCTCCTCCACCACCAAAGGTAAAGGTAGCACCAATAGATACTATATTGTTTGACGATGACGCTGTTCCAAAAGAAATTATTGCTGACTTGTTGTTTGAAAGTATTGGCGGTCAAGAAATATTAACCATTTCAAGACACGATACTGTCAATGGCCAGACTGTGCTTTATCAGCCTATCAAAAACATTAACATATTGCAGCAACAATATAACCCAAGCAATCTCTTAAAGCTTAGAGACACATCTAATACAATTTTTGGAAATTTTTCAATTAACCTTGTTGATAAAATTCCACAAGTTGGTAGTGGTTCAGGCGGTGCTAACACATACCTAGATGCTAATGGTGACCTAGTGATTGAATTTATAAACTTGGCAAACGATGAATTAGTAGAGGTACAGCTAGCTTCTAGTGGTACAATATATGAGGCAGGATAAAATATGATTACAGACGTAGGTAAAGGAATTATTGCAAAGTACCTGGTTGGCAATACACCAGCGTACGCATCTTACATTGCATTAGGCTGTGGACCACAGCCAAGAAACAATGTGACTACATTAACTGGTGTTAGCTCATCTAGCACAACAATAACAACCGATAGCACGCTTGGCCTTTGGGTTGGTGCCCAAATAGTAAAAGTTTCTGGAACTGGAACACTATCTTCTACAGGGAATACAATTGTGACTTCAATAGTTAGCGGCACACAATTTACTGTTAACTATGCACCATCTGTTGCCCTAAGCTCTGCTACACTTTCATTACAGCCAGATTCATCAAAAAAAGTTTTAGATTTTGAAATGTTTAGAACTCCAATTACTTCTCGTGGGTATGTTAATGATAATGGAGTAAACAAGGTTGTCTTTACTGCACAATTACCAGCAGAAGAAAGATATGAAATTACAGAAATTGGAGTCTTTTCTGCTGGATCAAACGGTGTTGCAGGTATTTATGACAGCAAACTCTTATACTCTTTTGCTGAGGGAGAAAACTGGGAATACCACACAGACTTAGCCTCTATTGCTATTCCAACAATTAACGTGCCACTTGACGGAAATGATGATGATGTTATTAGCGTTGAGTCTCCAGTATTTCAGGCATCAGCAAGCAACAGAACTTTTACTAGTGCAGATCGTCTTACAAGATACGAAAGGCCACGCTTTTTTAGCAATACTATTTTTATGGCTGGCAACGATGCTGCAATTTATGACCATGCTCCAATTTCTGGGGTAACTGGTAATGGAACAACTGTCACATATACAACTTCAATACCACACGGATTTGCAACTGGAGATACTGTAACTATTACAGGCATCAACCCAACTGGATATAACGCTACAAGCTCAGCAATTACAGTAACAAATGCAACAACCTTTACTAGAGCAAATGCAACAACTACAACTTATGTTTCTGGTGGCCAGGCTGTAAAAACTAACGAAGCTCAGGAATTGCTAATATCTCCATCTTCAAAACACATTCACCTTAATAGAAAAGGTTATGATCTTACAAGAAACTCTCCAGCAGACTTGCTAAAGCTTGCATTTTCTGTTGTGAGTAAAGACGGTGAAGATCTTGATCAGCCTGACTCAGTTAGGATTGTTGTAGACTTTTCAACAACAGACATCCTTGGCGGAGGAGAATTTGCAAGATTCCAAATTGATTTAGATAATGGAACTGGAATTGGACAATACGATTTTTCAAAAAATAGATTTATTGTTGCAGCAACAGAGTTGCAAGGACTATATAGATCTTCAGGTTTTAACTGGAATGCCGTTGAAGTAGTAAAAGTTTATGCTTCTGTTTTTAACAATGGAGCACCATCTTCTAACTATTATGTTGCTCTAGATGCCTTAAGGCTTGACAATGTTCAAACACAGAATGTTCTTTATGGTATGACTGGATACTCTATTGTTCAAAATGGTTCAGCAACAAGTATTATTAAAGCTCCTAACACTAGCAACTTCGTTGAGTTTAGATTTATTGTGGATGTGACGTAATGGCAGACGCTGGAATAAAAAAAGTTATTGTTTCTAAAGCTGAACTTCCTGCTGTTAATGCCAATACAATTTCTTATGGTGTTAGATATAGGGTTGTTTCTGAAGATAAAAATAGATTTTCTGCATGGTCTCCAATAGTAGATATTACTGCACCAGCTACAACATTGCTAGACTATAGTATTGCAGTGACTAATTCTGCTAGTCTTGTTACTGTTGCTTGGAACCCAAAGCCAGAATTAGGGCTTAGTAACTATGATGTTTTTGTTAGATGGATAGGCAATAGAACTGATAATACAACAAATTATCCATGGGCTTTTGTAACAAACACGCCAACAAACAACCAACTATTTGCTTTTCCTGCAAGCATACCAGATCCAAATGGCGGAACAGAGGTTGTTAAGCATATACAAGTTGCTGTTCAAAGACCAACATATCAAAAGACTAAAGAGAACTATCCAACAGTAACAGCTCTAACTCTTTTTCAAACCCCAAAGACTACTCTATAGTGATATAATAGAACCATGCCAAAAGTACCTTTACCAGAACGTGGACAGCCTATTGACGTTGCCTATATCTATCAGATTACAAATGCTTTAAATCAGGTTTCTGATCAAGTATCTTCTGCAACATACAAGTACACT